CCAAGGTTAGTAATCCTGAACCCACCCATGTTGAGAATACCTTGCATGGTATCCCCAATCTTGCTGAGGGCACTAAAGGCAATCTCTTGAACGCCGTAAAGGGTCTGAGTGAAGTTAGAATTCAGATCCTTGGCCTTGATGGCCGAACCAGCAAAGAAGGTGGCCTTTGTCTGATCCGTATCGGTGTCCCGATAGATTCGAATGGCAGCCCCAGCAGAAGGGGGCGTCGAGAACTGAATGGATGAAGCGGTGGCAAAGATGTAGTTGGTTACGAGTACGTTGTTAACCGTAACCTTGACATCGGCCTTATCCAGGTAGGAAAAGGACAGGGAATAGATCGTGGTAGACCCATTCCCCGTATAGGTGTTTTGGACGATTGCCATTGTGTTTAGTTACCGAAATTGATTAACTGTTCGAGGCGCTTTTGCTCGTCCTGAAGTCGCTGCGATTCAAGCGTTGCTTGGCCTGCATACTGTCCCTGAGATTGAGCAAACCTAAGTTGACCAACCTTTCTCAGTTTTTCTTCAATATCAGGCCTTTCAGCAATAAGTGCCTGCGTAGCTCTTTCATGGGCACCTTGGATAATTTCCTTGGTTTTACGCACATAAATGGGCTCTTCGTATTGTTCGCCGCGTTCCATAGTTCTGGCTTTAAAATTAGCACGATCTTGTTTAAATTCTTTGCTATTAAACCAGGCTTTTAGTTCAGCTGGCAAACTACCATTACCGTACATAAGTTCTTGAAGGCGTACTCGTCCTTGCGGATCCAAGGATAGTCCATCTTTGGTCCTTTTATAGTCAACGGTAGGCCAAACATTCATTTCCACAAGCATCTGAGCAACTGGATCTGTGTTGACCTTAGTTGCTTCAAACGGAATTACAGCATTCCGCAGGCCGCCACCAGGGTTCAGCATCGGTTTTCCAGACAGAATACTAATGCTATATGGAATGTTTTGCTTGCTAAGCCACGGCATCATATCGTAAAGTTTCTTCTGAGTCCAAGACTCATACTCACGATAGTACTTATCGGAAGCATTGTTCCAAACTTTCCTGAAGCCAGCACCTGGAATAAACGAATTAACGAATCCAAGAATTGCAGCACCTGATCTATCAGCGGGTCCTGTTGCCTCACCAAAACGTTCTTTGGCTTTGGTAAATTCAGAAATTGTTTCGTAAGGTGCGGAGAATAGGGAAAGGCCATCAAGACCAGCAAGGTAGCTTTTTTCGGTAAAACTCGCTGCAATAGCAAATCCAAGGCGGGTAGCTACTTCTTCCAGTTCTTTAATTTCCCCATTGCGCTCCATGTGGCCAATGTCAGCAGCCGCAGCTACCCAGTTTGAAAGAGGTTCAAACCAGTTATAGGACACCCACTCGTTGCCAATCTTAATTGACCGAGGTTGAATGCCAGCCTGCCTCCACCGCTCACGCTCGTTCTTGTCGATAGGCATGTTGCCCGTGATGTGACCAGACCAAGCATGGGTGTAGCCAAAGGAAACCAAGAAGGAACCAACGGCTTCTCTACCTTGATACTCTGCAATTTTAAGAGTATCGTTATCTGTGATGGCCTGCTTATAGCCATCCATAAAATTTTGAAGGAGCGGTGAGGTGGCACCGGGAGTCATTTGCAACTGGTACCTCATGATATTAGCAGGAGTCCGCACAAAGGGAAACGCATACTTACCAACAGGAATACCAAGTGGACTAAACCGATCGATGGCATTGCTCAGACTGTTTACAAACACACCGGGGTCATCTTGATAGGTAGTACTCTCTGCAAACTTTTGCAGGGCCTCATCTTTGATCTGTCCGGTTTTAAAGTCTACCTGCTTTTCCATTTCCTGGATGGCAGCTTCCTGGAGGCTCTTTAAAGTTCCTTTGCCGTTTTGCCGAGCCTCAAAGGCCTTCATCATGGCATCTTCATAAATCTTTTGACGCACGGCCACGGTACGCATAAAGTCATCAGAAGACATCATAAGGCGACTGGGCAGATCCGTCCAGTTAACCACTGCGTGAACCGCTTTAAGGGTCATTGCTGCTGCTCGCTCAGAGGGGCTTACTGCTGCATCTGCAATAGCATCAACCATTGCCATGCGTTCTGCCTTGCGGATCACACTAATCTCATTCCAGGTAGCAGGCACACCACTCTTCATGGTAACAGCAGCCACATGAAAGGCATCAGTAATGCCACTAAAGGCACCAATAATGCCAGCTCCAGCTGCTCCAATCAACCGGTCATCGCCATTAACGACACCTACGATGCCCACATGAAGGGGTTGAGTAAAGACTCTAATTACAGCACCAAGGTTCCGAACAATAGTTTTGGGGCCGGACAAGATGCTATTAAAGAATAGTCCAAGAGACTCTTTACCCAGAGCCGTGAGTACAGTCTCACCAAAGTTGATGGCTTTGGCAGGGTCACCACCAGCAAGAGACATTGCAAGAGACATCATACGCATCTCTTCAATGGCAGTCGGATCACCAGAGCGAAAACGAGCCTTAACATCTGATGCCCACGTCTTCAACATGCGCGGTGTAAGGACAGTCTTTTCTGCTTCAGTACCAGCTTCCTCAATCATTTGCTTGTAACTAGGATGCTTACCAAGAAGCAGGCGGCGTCCAGCATCCAAGCTCCAGCCTTCTTTGCGAAGCATCATTAGACCAATCAGCCTATCAAGAAGGCGATCAGGCTGGTTGCCATTTGCCAGAAGGGCTGCATCATGATCCAAAAAGCTCTTGGAAATCTTTGCAAGCTCTTCTGCCATGCCTTGCATTGTTGCTTGAACAACAATAACAGCCTCATCTTCGATTAGCTCACCGCTGGACTTGGTGAAGGTTTGACCGCTTTCCCTAAGAAAACGCATTGCCAAATCTTTAGCTTCATCCGCAGTTTGAGCCGTATCCATTACCTCTGTAAATTTATCGACCAAAACCTTGAGGTGATCACTCTTGAGTTTTTCCCAGGCGGCTTTACCTTGGTTGCGATAAATCTGATTCAAGCGATCTGGATCCAGATTTTTGATGGCTGGCTTGATGATTTGTTTCCAACTATCTTCCAGATTCAAACGCTTTACAGCGGCATCTGTTAGCCAGTTGCGTCCATACACAATGGACTCAGGGACACTTACACTTTTATAGGTGCTTTCTTTTTCCCAGGGTTCTTTGTATCCATTATCGATGATGGCCCGATCAATCTCTTGTTGATCCAAGAGGTTGCGTTCCAGCTGATCATCAATCTGTTTAGCGGTTTCAAGGTCTTCAGGGTCTACTGCCTGACGTTGTTGCCTTAAAGAGTTTTCTTCTTGAAGAAGTTTGTTGAGTTGAGCTTCGCGGGTATCATTCCACAGCTCTCCTTCCTTTTTAAAGTCAACAGCGGCTTTGGCAGATAAAGCGTCGGCCTCATCGGACATGGTTTTTACTCCAGCCTCCAGTGCCGTTTCGGTATCACTACCCGCATTTTTTGCGTCCCTAAAGGCGAATCTACCTTTAAACAACGCTCCAATCACATCAGCAATAGTACCAAGGCCTTCACCTTCAAGGGCACCCTTCAATTTAATTTGATAAAGGTTATCTCGTTCCCCATCAGCAGCCAAAAAGAACAAAGGCTTAATTGATTCTGGAACAAAGTCCTGAGCAAAGTTAGATAGCGTTTCCGGGTCTTCCGGTGACGCCATGATAAAGTCTGCAATAGCTCCAGGAAGATTATCAACCAGAGTTTGAGCCCCTCTACCTTTGGGAACATTTAAGGCTTGTGAAAGAGATTGAGGCTTTCCAGTAAGCTTAGTTACACCAAAGGTAGACGCCCTGGTAATAGCTCTGCTAGCATTAAAGAACTGAAGAAGTCGTGCTGCCTTTTGACCACCTTGTGTTTTAGGTGTTATACCAAGATCAGTTTGTGCTCGAATGTATCGATCATTGAACGGATCCTTGGTAGCATCATAGGTGCCAGTGACTGCGCGGATGGGCTGTTGAAGAGTATCGCCAATTAGGACAGCAGTGTCAGCAATCTTTTCAATAACGCCAGGTCCGGTGCTTTTGAGGGCAATCCGTCCCATCTCTTTGGCTCCAGCCAGTGACTTATCAAGGGCTGCATCCGTTTTAGTTCGCTGTTTTTTTGCTTTTAGTTTTTCCTGTGCTCGCCACTGCGGATCCTGTCCAGCAGCGGTAGCGAGCCAATCAGATGCGTTTTCTAATCCCTGAGCAACAACATCTGCACCACCCATAACTGGAGCCAAGATTTTCTTGATTCCTTCTCCAGCAGCTGCCGCCGGATTCCATGTCTGTTGATTCCGTTTAGGCTTGGGTGTTGGTTTAGTGGGTTGTTTTTTTGATGTAGGTTTAGCTGAAGAAGGCTTAGTGGGTTTCTTTTTTGCTAACTCAGCTTGAAGAGCCTTTTTAGTATATTCAGGGTCCCGATATGCACCATAAGTACTACCGGGTTCAAATCCTTGCAACGGATCGGCCATTGATTGTTTTCTCCCTCAGGAGTAAGTATGGAAAATAGATTTTGTGGAGACCTCATCCTCGCAAGTCAGAGGTCTTTAATCCACGATTAGTTAGCGAAACGGATCAACTCCGCTATCAACCAACTGCTTTAGCTCACGTCGAGCATTAAGAAGAGCTTGCCGTAATTTAAGGCTAGAAATAGTAGCCTTGTTTCCAGCTTTATCTTCATCATATTTGCCCCTACCATTAACGCCAGGAGCTGCGGCCCATTCATAAGCAAAAGCTTCTTGGGCACGATCAAGGTTATTGTGCTTACCCAGCAGGTAATCACGCAGATCAGGGCGCACATTAGAATTAAGGATATAACTCCAGAACATCTTAAGTTGATTTTCTGGTGTCATCTTGGCTGTTGGTGGCAGGTTGGCCGCAATCCTTGCTTTTGTCAAGTTGCTATTTTTTCCATCAGGAATAGCCCATTGAGCAAATCCAACTGCAAATAATTTACCTTGTTTTTGCAACTGTTCTACCTCTCCAATGTTCATGGAGGTAAGATTAATTTGCGTACCAGAACCAGTAGTTCCATAATTAACAGAATTGAATCCACCCTCTCCACTGGAAGTTAGTTCTGCTAAACCACCGAAATCTCCCGCACCAAACGTGGATCCTTTCCCAACAGGGATACCTCCTCTGGAAGAGAGGAGTTCCAAGGCACTTCGAATTTGTGCATTGGTAGATCTGGGGTTGCGAATGACGTTGGCAGCGTTAAGATTGATAGCAGCATTTCGCTGATAAGAGGCCTGCTTATCTGGATTTGGTACATAAGGTTTTCCAAGTAATTTCCCCTGGTAAGCCATCCAGGTATCTTCATTCAAAAAGCCAGCCATTTTAGCGGCAGCTGTAATCTCTACTGGCAGTGAACCACCATTAGAAATTATGGTTTGATAAAGATCATAGTCCTCTGAATTTGTCCGCAACGCAGTAGCTTGCATTGTTGGGAAAGGACCGGCTTTTTTTCTCAAAGAACGCAACTGCTCTGGAGAAGCCACGGGACTTTGAATTTCTAGATTTTGCCCAGAAGGTAGATTCTTTTTAAGAATGTTGGGCGTTTTACCTTTAGAATCAATGTAAAACTCTTCAGATGGAAGAGAGATAATTCTTTCAGTTTCCGCCTGCCACTGCCTGGCCACTTCACTGTCGTTTGGATACTTGCCAGTTCTTTCAAACTGCTCTTTCCATTTGGATGAAAGTGTATCAAATGCGACACGCATAGCCCCATTAAGGGCTCCATCTACTCTAGATTTTAATCCAGCATCAGAATTATACAGCGATCCGCCGCGATCCAGCCGTGTCAGCAAACGACCCCTAACGTTCGGAAGAACAATGCCTGTGCCAACACCTTTACCAAGATCAACAACAGACGGGATGTCAGGAAGAAGGGCTTTAATTTCTTCTGCATCCGAGGCTTCTAAATCTTCAGCTCCAACCAAGCGATCAATTTCATCCTCGGTCCACAGAAACCCGCCACCAGGTTTTTTGTTTCCAGCTCTAATCTGCGAAAGAATTTGAGTCTTCAATCGAATAGAGCCGTCTTCTTTGGTAAGCTTATTCTGCAGCTCCATGGCATAGGGGCTAGAGCTTTGGGTCAAGGAGGCTCTAAAGGCTGCCCTCTGTTTTGCCAGTTCTTCAGGAGAGGCGGTATTCCTTATCTGCTGGAACTGCTGCCATTGGTAATCAAGTCTAGACTTTTCGTCAGCATCAACGGCAGCGGCGTTTGCCTTTCGACCTTCTGCAATTTGTGCTCTAAATTGTCTAAATTTGGCAGCATTTTTATTGCCGTAAGTTATATTTGTTCCTGGAATTTTAACGCCTTCCAAATTGCTGATAAGGCGTTGCATGGAGGTTATATCTCCACTGCGTTGATAAATATCCAGTTGCTGTTCGATAGCCTTCAACTGTGCTTCATTGACAACAACAGGGTCTCTGAAATCACGCATACCATTGGCGAACGAAGTACGCTGCCAATCATCAGCCCCCTCAGGTGTTAAAGCCTGCGGAAGCGTATTTGCCATGCTTAGTTCCGTATTATATTGTCTGCTCTTTAGTTCCCGCTCGTCGGTCTCCTTCATCCAAATACGCATTGCTTCACGTTCAGCCATCGCCAGGTTGAAGCCGCCGTGCTCTTGAATGATCTGCGGGTTGATCCTATCCAGACCATACTGCAGAACCCATTGCTTTGTCAGTGCCCTGGTAACGTCAGCTACCTCGTACCCCTTGGCTTGGCTAGGAACAATGATCCTACCATCATCAAGCTGTACGGGTGTGCTGCTGTTCTTGTTTGATAGCAAGTAGGTTTCAAGGTTTGCTGGAGCAAGTTGAGCTTGAGCTATTGCTGCACCATAGGCTTCCCAACCCTTGAGGGCAGGACTTGTAGATAGGATGGTACTGGCGGTACCAGGAGAATTGCCTGAGTTGGCAACCTCTTGAGCAACAGCCACATCCTTACTAGCATTCGCCTCCAGGACAGCTGCTTTAGCCTGGAATTGTTGTTGGGCTTTAGGTTTAAGGCCAACTTCTCCACGGATATACTTGGCGTAGCCCTCTGCAATCTGAGCCTTCTTCTTACTTTCAGCTCTTTCAAGCATAAACTTGTTGAGAGTCTCAGAAAAGGCTGCCAATTCCTCCAGGTCTTGTTTATTGTTTTGGAGGACAGTCTCCGCAACAGCATTGGACTGTTCGGTGCGCCGCTGTGTTTCCCGTAGGAACTGGGAACTAGGATCAAATGCTTGGACTGGATTAAACCCCGCAACTCGCTGTGGCCCAGTTAGCTGAATTTGTCCAGGAGTTGATTCATAAATTCTAGCCATTAGCCTTATTTAGGAGGTTTAGTATCGGGTTTATTAGATTTATCAGGAAGAGGATTATAAGCCGGTTTTGGCTTCAATTCATTCCAAGTGCTTATCCCGCCAATAGCAGCAGATCCAAGTCCCGCTACCAATCCAATACCGCTAGGACCAGGCATAGCAATCGGAGAGGAAGGCTTGAGGGTGCGTTGAGAAGCAGCCATATTGTTTGCAGTCTCCTGCTGATTATAGATGCTTTCAGCACCAATCCAGTAATCCTGATTGGCATACGCAAGGTTCTGACCCAGCACTGCCATATCACGACCGGCTGTCCTTTCAGCATCCGCCAACAGTAGCCCAATTGACTGTCCAGAGCGTCCGGTTGCCATCACAAGCCCCTGCTGCTGAAGACTTTGAATGGTGCGTTCCTGGGCCTTCTGGGCTGCTTGGGCATACTCAGCTTGAAGCTTGCTCTGTTCCGAAGTATAGGCCCGATTGGCGGCCTCAGCATTGAGACGCATTTGCGCTTCATAGCTTCTTTCAGATTGGTTGTAGGCTGTTAGCTGAGCCTGATATTGTTGTCGGGCAACAGCATTCGCATAATCTGCTTGCTGCTGCTGTTGCTGATAGGAAGCGATTGAGCCAATAGCTCCACTAGCAAAGGAGCCAATCGCGGTTACAATAGCTAGTGTTCCAGGACCTAGGCACATGGCATTAACTTAGCAAATTCTACATAGGTTAGATTGTTGGGACCAACACTTCGATATGCCAACCGCTTGAATCCAAGCATGTGAAGCAGTTTCATGTGCATCTCATTTCGTGGATCAGCAATGTTGTGAAGCATCAGGTAGGAGGTTTGTTGATCGACCCATTTTCTTGCCTCCTTGAAAAAGAGTTTTGGGTACTGGCGGACATAGGGTGTGGTTAACATCCAGATGGCTCCGCTATGGGCATCTGTTCTGGATACCCCAGCCATCCCACATATCATGCCAGCTGGATTCCAAAAACAAATTGGATCCTCTTCGACATCAAGAGCATGAAGGAGGGCCATTCGCATATCAGTAATGCCAAGGCCCTCTAGTTCTCTGCGATCTGCTGGCTGAAGATGGGCGGCCACCCACTCAACGTCGAATGGCCGCGCTTTATCAATGAGTTTGGTGAGAACGCCCATTACTACTTAAGGGAAATTCCTTTGTTGTTGTAGGTGCCTTCCCAGGTGATCGACGTGAGGGCCGTGGGGAAGGGGCTATCCGCCACCAACTCTACCTCTACCTGATCGCCTTTGGCAAGAATAGGAACGGTATTCCGTGCATTCCTTAGAACTGGAATGGCATTGGCCAGGTAAAGGTTGCCCACAATTTGGGGAAGATTGATGGAGAATTCTGCTCTACCATCTGCCCGCACCTTAACGATGTACGGACCAGAATCATAGCTATCGATCGATAGTCGGTTGATTGTGGGAATGTTGAGTGTATCCTTCCGTCCCTCACTCACCAAGAAGTAAAAGGCAGGCAGAATAGCGGAGGCTTCATACTTGTACCCAAGAGCGAATTTCTTGGTTGTTTGATTTTCCTCAACCGTCACAAAGTACCGTTGACCAACAGGCTGTGTCAGATCCGTCTCCAGAGGAAGCTCAAGAACAACACCAGGCTCCAGCGGATCCAAGGATACCAGAACAGGCTGAAGGGTGGAATCATTGAATCCATCCTTAAAGCAAATATGGGTCTCGTCTGTTCCAGCAAAGTAAACCTTGGTGGGATTGTAATCGAAAAGATCAAGGCGCAGATCGATGTACTTGTCCTCAAAGAGCACCGCACCACCAGGAGTATCCGTCAATAGATTGAGCTTGCTGAGTACATGATTACTACCCTGCTGTGTGACCACAAACATTGTATCATGTTCAAACTCCACCATTGCGATGGTGCCTGCCATTTCCCACTTGAACCAGGACGCCATCAGTCGCTTGGTTCCATCCTCAAAGAAGCGGAAGAAATACAGGGACTTGGGTTCACGATTGCTTAGTGCGGTGAACGTATTGGCAGAACTGGTAACCTTCAGATCACGAATGTCCGAGGGGATAAAGGATGGAATGCCTCGTGTAAGTTCGGTAACCACAGGCTTCTCACCTGGGCCACCAATCACCATTTCAAACGCACCGGTGGATGTATCGTTCTGTTCTACGAAAACAATACTAGAACCAGTGTCGATAGGCGAAATGCGGGGCGACTGGCTGAAGCTACTAACCAAGTTAATCTCAGCCGTAGCAGCAGAGAATGCCTCTGTTGAGGTCTCCAGGATGTATTGAGCATTGTCGGCAAACAGGGCCAATCCCCGAGGAATTTGAACCGCATGACGCAATTCAATTGGCTTCAACGAACCGCAACTAAGATCAATCGGATCGCTATCAACGATGGTGATGACCGTGCTTGCAAAGAAGTTGAAGTAGTCCCCAGCCCGTGAGCAGATGACATTTTCATTGGACATCAAGATCAGTCGATTCTTGAAAAATGAAATGCCATGAATGTTTGTCCCAACAAATGTGGGCATGAGGTTGGTTTCTGCGTCTCCAACAACTCGTGGCTGCCAGAACTGGGATGCAATGCCATCTACGGATTGAGTTACCGAAGTGACGGTATCTACCCGGAATGTATCGCCCTCAGCACTGGTAACAACATCCAGGGCAGTGTATGCTCTACCTGACCGGCTGATCTTAATGCCCGTGATGGCACCGGTAGTGGATGTCGAAGTTACTTTAAGACGGAGGTTGATGCCCGTCCCACCATAAACTGGAAAGCTCTGTCCAACAGCATACCTGCCGTTCCCAGAAGTGAGGATGCTAACAGCAGAAGGAACACCCGTTACTGTTGCAGTTGGTGGGGTGGCAAGTGCTGATGCCTCGTCAAGTTTACGGAAGGTGAATGTGCCGTTTGCCTCACGAATGATTACATGGGGCATGGTGGCTTCATCAAAAGACTTCACCACCCCAGGACCAATCGTTTCCTCCCAGACACCTGTGCCGCTAGAGCTTCCATCGCTGGTGATGAACTTCACATAGTAATCATCGCCAGTTGAATTCTCTGAGGCGAGAACCTTGATAATTGATCCATTAAGGAATTGCCTTGGCAACTCACCTACAACACTGACAGTTCCTTTGTATGCCTGAATGGCGTTGCCTGCTGTGCCACCCTTTGCTTCCAGAGAGAAGTCAGCGTTGTTGGCCCTTCGAACATGGATGCTGTTGCCCACTCCGGTTGCCACAAACGCTGGGTTAGCATTGATGGCAGAGACCAGAGCGTTGATGATCGTTGAGGCACTGAGAGAAGAACCAGAAGTTGTGGGGGTACTGTAGGTAAACGATGTACCAGCAATCTTAACTTCGTAGCTCGTGTCGTATGCCACACTGTTGAGCACCACAAAACCATAGGGGGTAACTGCTGCGCTCACATCTGCCGCATCCTCCAACACGACAACCGTTCTGTTCAACACAAAGTTGTAGTCGTTGATCTGAAGGATGGCTAAATCTGAAGAATCAGTATGTGTTGCGTATGTGGTGGCCGATCCTGCTGGAGTATTTACTGTCTGTTGAATGCCGCTGTTTGCGTCCCAGATTCTCAGAACACCTTGCTTGGTAAATTCAACGAGGTACTTCTCTTCGTCGTCTCGGAAGATAGGAAACCAAGTGCCATCAGAGACAGCATTATCAAGCTTACGAATGCCCCGAAGACCCGGACGCTTAGCCAGACCAAAGGTAGGATCTGGATAGTAGTTTGTGCATTTTCGCAGCTGATTTGCTGCCTTGAAAGCATCAGGCTGCTGCGATACCCCACCAATCAAGTTTGGTATTTTCTGAGAAACGGCAGCCATTAGCGTGCAATAGTACGGAACGGAGTGTATGAGACGTAGAAATTCTGACCACTTTCCAGACCAAAGATATTGACTTCGGAGGTGCTGGTATCGTAGGCCAGACAGTTGGATCTGAGGATGGTCTCATCCTGTGCATTGAAGGTCACCATCTCCTCAGAACCAAGCGCTCGTCCAGCGAATACTCTGGTGGCTCGTTGCGTGATATAGTCCTTGAATGGTTGGGGAAGGTCTTCAAAGTCAAAGAGCCAAACCACATCGCAGTTGATGGTCTCTCCAGGAACAAACTCATAGGTATGGGCCAGCTTATCATAAAGCTTCCCACCCCGCAATACCGTCTGGTATTTCTGAGAGTTAGCTGTCTTGTTATCCGTCAAGGACAGTACATCTTGAGGGATTGCAATTTCCCCGTTTGTATCCGCAGTGAACGGATAGTTAATTTCGGTGTTAAAGTGCCAGCCCTCGCCTTGAACTTCTCGGCTTACAGCGTCAAGAATAGCCAGCGCAAGAGCCAGTTCAGGGTTAGCCACATCAAGGCTGACCACTGGTGCCTGCCCGATGCCATTCAGCATTTGGTTAATTGCTTGGAGTTGAGTCGTCATGTTATCGGACAGGACATTAAAAAAAAGAGGGGCCAACCTTTAATAGGCTAACCCCTTATTGAACCTAGTTTTGGCTAGGATCAGGCCACGTTGCGGAAGGCACCAGCACAGGAGACGCGCACAGGACCAGCGCCATAGGCCAGGCGGCCCACGATCACATCGCCCTGATAGATCACCTTGGTGTCAGCACCGGTGGTCTGCACGGAGGGGCCAATGGCCTCCACCACACCAGCAGCATCCCGATGGAAGATCAGGCCGCAGGCATTGGTGAAGTCGGTAGCGATACCATAGTTGTTGTTCTCGCCGGTAACGGCGGCGGCATCGATGTTGGCACCAGCAGCCGAACCATACTTGCCCAGGAAGGGGATGTTGTTCGACTTGTAGATCTTGATGCCAGCGATCTCGTAGAGACCTTCGCCGCTGTTCAGGCTGCCACCAGAGGCACCATACTCACGGTTGAGGATGTTGGTGTCCACCTGGCTGATCAGTGCGTAGTACTGACGGGGGGACAGCACGGCAACACGACCATCCTTAGGAGCAGCGATTTCATCTAGGCGAGCGGCGGCTTCGAAGAAACCATCCACGAGGGCCTGAGCATCATACTCCTTGTTGGCGCCGAGGTTGATACGGAAGCCACCAGGCTCGTTGGTCACAGCAGCAGTCAGGCCGGAGGCACGATCCAGAACGCGGAAGATACGGCGATCATAGAATTCAGCCAGGCTCTGACCGATCTGACGGGCGATGGGGCCACGGATGTCATACTGGGCCAGGGTCTCGTCGAGGTTATCAACGAACGCAGAGGCAACCAGCAGGTCGTCCATTGCGATGGTGGTCTCAGCAGCCGGAGGGTTGCCGCTACCAAGGATCGCGGTGCCAGGGGTGTAGTAGCCAGCCTGGATACGACCGGTGTGGATGAACTGGGCTTCCTTGCCACCACGCAGGGTCCGGTTCATCACCAGGCCTTTTGCGATCGTGTTGTTGCGGAAAGCTTCGTAAACTTCGCCCGTAAAGAGCTTCAGAAAGAGAGCCTTCTTGTCGCCAGCCTTATTAACCTGGCCGAGTTGGGTAAGAGTTGCAGTCACTTGATTAAAGGAAAAAAGGTTTACTTGATTCCTAAGTACTTAGAATTTTGTCCGGATTAAAGGTATTCGGTTGTTAGATAATACGTCCGTTGTATTGGTTATCCGACGCATCGGGCCAATACTCCAGTCATGACTGGGTTTTTTACGAGGTTATCCCACCCTCAATAGGCAGGGGGACATTGCAGTCCCCACAATCTGTTAGATCAGATCGCCGCTTGCAGCCAGTTTGTTCTCAATGTCAATCCGATAGGCTGGATCATTCCGATAGCGTGGATCAGAGATGGCGCGGGCCAGCTCTGCTTGAGATCGGAAGCCTTGGACGGATTGTTGTTTAACGGACTTACCTGAAACCGTCTTGCCTTCAAATCCAACGGCATCCTTGTACCGCTGGTTGAGAGCCTGAACAGCAAAGAAGATGGCATCCTTGTTGCCAGTGTTGACTACGTTATCATACGCAGCCACCTCAGCAGGAGTCAGGTTCTCCGCAGCCCACGAAAGGGTTTCTTTGTAGGAGTTTTCCCCACCAACTGACTTAACAATGTCAGCTGCCTCTGCGTCTGAGAGGGGCTTACCAGCGGCAAGAGGGGCATTCTTTTGAAGTTCCAGGTATGCCTCGATAAGTTTTTCGGAGGGCAACTCCTTGAGCTTCTGAAGCGTCTCAGGCTTGATCTGATTGTCGTTGCTGTAGTATTCTTCGGATGCCTTGAGAAGGACATCCTTTTCTACAGCCAGCACATCCTGAGGAGCTTCTTCCGTAGATTCAGCTTCATCCTCATTGTCGGATTCGCCTTCAGTGGTGTCGTCTTTCTGGCCCAACTTTTTCTGAAGTTCCAGATAAGCCTTTTCCAGATCTTCTGCTGACTTGAATTTGCCAGCATAGTTAAGCTCTGCCTCCGAATCCTTACGGGCTTTGTCGTAAGTCTCGCTTTGAATTGCTTCCTCTTCGTCCTGAAGACGGCTGCCAAGTTCAAGGAGGCGGGCCTCCTCTACTTCACGAGCAGCAGTTTCAGCCGGATCGGTTGCATCAAATGTGAGTTCAGGCATAATGATTAGTGGATGACGAGGGTAACTTTGCCGAGGCCAGGAACAATAATGCGGGGTCGAGAACCAATCAGATTGGAACTGACAGTATCAGCACTGACAGAAGATGTTCCAGCAGTCTTATGACGAGGGGTCAATTCAGTTGGAATGGATTCCTCACTGACCGACTCCTGCTGGAGATCCTCCGGGGGTTTGCCCTTGGCCGAGTTGCGAGAAGTTGGAAGCGACATTACTTAGGGATTCAATTGCTTGAGGGTTCTTGGAAGGATCCAGAAGTGGAGCCTTGGCAAGATTACCTGCTTGGCCAATGAGAGATGCTTGAGCACTCTGGGCGGCCATCTGTGATTTCTCAACGTTGCGTTCTTCTTGGGTCTTGACCAGTTTCAGTGTATCAATGCCTTGAGCAGCAGCCAATCGCTTGATTGCTTCCTCTGGATTGATAAACGTCATCATCATTTCTGGACCCATGGATTGGCTGATTGTGCTCAAGAACATCATGAGACTTTCACGATCTTGACCACGGCCAATGCCTTCGATGCCCGCAATGACGGTTGGATAGACAACCCCCTTGGGCAGCTTAGGCAGATCACCCGAACGTTGAAGAGTGAATAGCTTACGTTGGAGGTAGGGACGAAGTAGTTCGGATGTCAGATTCCCATAGATTCCCCCAAGCTGTTCGTTGAGTTCCTGCTGGGTGGCGCGAATTTCTTCAGCAGTAGTGCGTTCACTCTGCCTCACAGTAAGAATAAGGAATGCTTCACTCAGTCGTTGTACCAACTGGGTGATCATCTGGTAGGCAGACGCGAAGTCGGCCTGCTTCTGAACCTGAACAGCCGTAACATCTTCGGCCCTACCTTGAATGATAGCACCGTTGCCAGCCTTTGCCAGCGTTGAAGGCTTAACGGTAGCAGAAGGAGATACCAGAAAGACAACCTTGGCAGCAGCAGCAGAGCCCTCAACCATGGCCTGCATCAGACCTTCGAGGGACTTAAGATCTCCGAGGTACTCTTCAATCCTACCACGACCATAGTCCTCACCATCCACTACGTTGAACCGCAGGGGAAGCCAGGGGCTAGTTGATTTGGGGGCCTTGCCTTCGGATTCAGGCACCACCTCTCCATCTACTTCTTGTCGCCAGCGCCACTGTCCATCCTTGAGCTTAGCCCAGGTATAAACAGCAGCCTCACCTTCGCCAACATTTACGTCGATGCTAGGGGTAGAGGCATTGTCTCCAGTATGATTGACTACTTTCTCTTCGTGTTGGAATTGTTCTGGAAGGAACTGTCGATCAATTGATTCAACCGTAAGGATCTCTGTGGGTTGACCCTCTCCATCACGGACGACCACAAAACGGTCAAGAGGATACAACTTCACACCCTTCGAACCCATGTATACCAGGACATTCCCGGTTACAATCAGATGCTTCATTGCCTGATGGAGGACAACACGGTCCTGTGATTCGGCAATGTTTTGCATGACTACCCGCTCCATTTTGGAGAGGCTCAAATCAATCTCTGATTTGATTGTAGCATCAAGATCTGGATTCGAGGCCAGCTTTCCGTCGTTGATCTGAAGCTTGAAGAACGTAGCTGTTACTGGGAACAGGCTAAGCATCAGCTTCGAGGCCATGACGTTAACGCCTTTGGCTCCGATAGATTGCCAGGGGGTAGGAAGCTTCTGCCCATTCACCAGACCCGTTGGGGTGAGGAGATATGGAAGACTTAGAGCTGCACAGTCCCTGGCGGTATCGAGGAAGATCGTCCGGTCACTTGCCAGTTTTGCGTATCGGGAAGCGGCAGACGAGGATTCCATTGTTACTTACCAATGTTGAGGTTGATGCTGCCACCGGAAGTCTCCGGAGCAGAACTTGCTGCGGCACCAGCAGTAGAAGCCGAAGCGGTGGGAATACGAAGCCGACCTGGGCCACGAGCGGCAGCACTCTGGCTGGAAGCACGCTGGCTCTTGGAGGGACGGATCGTAGTGGGGGCGGTTGAACCACCTGCCATAGGGCCAGTAACCGGGGTAGGAGCCGGTGGGGGCGGTGGGGGCATCTCCGGATACGGAGGCATCTCCGGCATGGGCGGTGGGGAAGGAGCCTGGAAGCACATAATTACACCTTTGATTTGAGGTAACGGATGATTTCAATACATCCAGCCATCCTACCGGATTCCCACGCTGTCATCTCGTGGTCTGGGTAGTTGTCTGGATACATCTCATCGAGTTCAGCAATGAGGTTCTTAAGAGAAATACTCCCCCCAACCACACGGGTCAGGGGAAGCAGGTCTGGATCTAAGTAGTTGTCAGCCATACTGAGGGAGGTCAGTGTTAGATGCCTCAAAGAATGCTGGCATCCTGGCACGTTTGGTATCGGATAGGCCCGGTGCCTTACCCCTTTCATACAAGGAATCAGACTGGTTCAACCAGAAGTCCTTGTCCAGATACTTATTCTCAGACGAGGACAGCCCATCCACTACCCATCCAACAGTCGCTCTACGAAGTCGATTGAGGCCTGATGTGGACTTGAGGCCCAGCTCGGAGCAGACCATCGAGTGGACCGCGACGTGGGTTTGTTCATCTCGGCTGATGTCTGCTGCTGTGGTGCGGATGCCGATGTCTCCCGTGAATCGGAAGAAGGGAAGGATGACGAAGAAGACACTACGTTCAAGGATGGCGGCTTTCAAGAGGGGATGTTCTGGTGCGTCGAGCCATGCCTTGAGGATGTGCTTGGCTTCAGCTTCGAACTTATCGTTGGAGCCGTGAGCCGCAACAACATAGTTAAGAGCTTGGTCGTGACGCTCTTCATCCAACTGATTAGATAGCAGAGCTTGACGTACACCAGGAGTATTAGGTAGCTCCTTTTCCAGCCCCTGCTGTAGGAATTCTCTAACAGGCAGTTCGAGGTGGCGTAGACCAAGGGCACGGTAGATCGCGTCTTCGGCACCATCAACTAGCTTGCCTTTCTGAACAGCAACTGGAGTCCACTTGCGTTTGCGGCTGATGACTTGATCATAGGGCGATAGTGTGGGGTTCATTCTCCGCAAGGAATACAAGGTTCATTGTCGGGCTGAACTTTCGGGCAGCCACAATCCGGATCAATGTCTGTTTCAAAGTTAAAGAGATCTTTGAAATCATCATTTAGTGCAGCCAGAGCATCGTCCTTGGCCTGCGTATCAGGCATCACCTGAAGAGCATAGTAGAGAGACGTTTGGGGTGAGTCCAGCCACTCCTTGAGGAAGGCTGTGTCGTAGGTGACGACATCGCTCCAACTGTTGAACGAGTACCCATGGAACAGCAGTGTATGTTGGAAGAGTCGCACTATTCCATCAACTACCCGCGTGTAGTTATCCCAACCAACTTCCGCAGCAATTTCGCAGTCGTCAGGGTAATCGTATGACTGAACCCCAAACGTTCCCGAATCACGATCGACGTGACGGCTAATAGGAGGAGCCAACTCTGGAGTGGCAGTGAAGCCCCTAAGATCGATGTTGCTGTAGCTGCAAGAAGCGGTAGGAGCAATAGCGAACGCCCTGTCCATCTTGGCGTGGCGGGCGATCTGTGCTGCTGCTTCAACGGCCTTGGCAAGTTCCCCAACGAGTACATCGGCGGGGGAATTTTGTGATGCGTGTGCGAAGTAATCATCTAAAGCCTGACCAAATTGTTTGTAGGTGACTTTGTGATAGGCAAGGAAGTTAGCCAGGCCCAAAACACCAAGTCCTACTTGTCGGTCAGTTTCAGGAGGCAGATATTCTCCAGTATTTCCAACTCCTGTCTTAGCATGAAGTGCTACCAGGGACGACATACCCTCGGTAAATGCTGGCACCAGCTCATCAATGTCGCAGGCACCAAGATTGATATGTTGTAGGAGGCAAGTACCACGGCTGGGGAGGTAGACCTCAAGACATACATTTCCGTAGATGCGCTTACCGTAGGCATCACGACGAATCTTATTTAGCCAGATATCACCCTTCTTGATACCATCAAGGGTAGCTGCAATCAGTTCTGGAGAAGCATCCTCCAAAAAGTGACTATCAACATTAAGGCAACGCTTTACCCAAGCCAGATCCGAACGACTGGCACGGATGAAATCAATAGCATCGGGATGAGTATAGTCAAGATGGCATACCACAGCCCCATTCTTGTAGAATCCTCCCCTTCGAAGTGTTTCATTAAGAGCCGAGTAGATGCGAGCAAAAGAAACAGGACCAGAGGCGGTAAGGCCGTGACCATTGTCGTGGCCCAACGGACGGAGTTTAGAAAGGTGGACCGCAACACCAGCACCATTACGGAGAGCGTGGGAAACAAAACGCCAGGAGGCTTCAATACCCTCGGGACCCTCCATGCTGTCTTCTACTACAAAGACGGTGCAACTGACGGGAAGGCGCGATTCCGGATTGTCGATCCACGATTGAACGCGACCGGTCCGGGCGATAGTTTTAGGGAGGTCTCCCAGGTCAGCAAAGTTGGTCATACTAGATCGTCAAGGATAGGTGGATAGTAGTTAGGTCCCTTCAGTACTTTACCATCTGCTCGACGTAGGGGTTTGCCATCGACCAGCTTGGACATATTGCTTTCAAACACTCGACGCATGGCCACGTCCAGATTCCACCCACGAGCAGCAGCATACTGGTAACAGACAAACACGAGATCGGCCAGCTCCTTCAATTGATCAACCTTTGGGACACTCAGCTCATCTTCAAACGCATCACGCCACTCCTTGTACTCCTCGTTGATTAGAGTTGCTTGAAGTTCGTGAACATTCTCATCAGAGGTGTTGAGAGGTTGATCCATTACCTCCCGAAAAGTAATGGCCTGTTGAAGCAACGATGGAGTGATCATCGATTACGACCTTCCGAAACTTGGGCAATCTTCTTCTCAATGTAGGCCTTAGCCTTCAGGAGATCATCCAGTTCGGACTCATAATCCTTATACCCAGCACGGCAGATGTACTTAACCACATTGCCACAAAGGAAGTCCAGGTTCTGATCAATGATGAAGTCCCACACTTGAGACCCGCCACGTTGGTAGTGGGAAGGTGAATACTTACTCACGCTTTTCGAAGAGATCTTTGTAGGCTGGGTTGGTTCGGATTTTCCAGAGGCAGTACTCGTTCCAGAGTTTGCCCACGGGTCCTCTGCGGTTGAAGGCTTGTCGGTCGAGCCACAATCGGACTCCAAGAAGTCTTTTATGGAATTGTAGTGCGATGGTGATGCGGAGATGTTGTACCTGTAGGTCCACATAATGAAAAAGGTTTCGATCCAGAATGTAGAGAACAATAAGGACTAGAGAGATCTCTAGCCAAATGAGGGGGTCCATAGGATAGGTTCCTTCGTGGTTGAATTGTATTCGCCTGGACGAAGGATCCTAGCCAAACGAGCGTTGCGGAGGGCATCCTCCTCGGTCAATCCAGTCTTTTGGTAAGCGGCTACAATAGCCTCCCATGGATCTTCCGCTTTGTCAAGGATCTTCCTGGCACCTACTGATCCAACTCCAGGAACCCCCTTGTACCCGTCCACCGGATCACCGGTCAGGCACTGCGTCCAGAACCAGTAGTCGGCTTCTTCGGGGGTGACAGTGACCTCCTCTTCGCCGTTGAACAGGCGACAGGCGATCTGTTTCATATCCTTGTCGGGACTGATTAGGATGAAGTCAGATGGATCTAGGTGGCACTCCAATCCTAGGGCATCATCTGCTTCGAGATTGGGGTAGCGAATAACTTTGTAGTGCTTTGCACACCAGTTGAGAAGCCTCTTGTATCCTACGGGCTTACGCTTGGTGCGCTTGCCCTTGTATTCCGGATCAATAAGCTTCCTGAAATTTTTTGTGTCAGAAAAGTAGAGGGTGATGTAGTTGCTGTCAAACCGTTGACGGAGGAGCTGGAGTTCCCCCTCAAAGATTTCTAGGACAACCTTAAAGTTGCTGGCGATCGTAATCAGATCATCGCCCCAGTCAAGTTCCGTTTCAGCAGATTGACAGGCGCGATAGGCAAAGAAGTCGGCATCAACACGGAGATGTGTATCAGTGACAGTCTGCCCACGAAGCTCCTTCTTTTGCTTCTGCCGCGAGGGGTACTCTGAGGTTGTAGTATTCTCCGGCTTGGACGATCGCCCATTCGAGTTGGAACTTGGCATCATTAACGAGGTTTGGTTTTACAGCAAGTTGAATTTCGTCGTGAATCCAACCAAGCCATTGGAAGTCCACATCCCAGGCATACCCCAGTTGTTGGAATTGATTGAATGAAATGACATTCCACCTTTTGCAAACAATGGCTCCGGCGGATTGAAGGAGGTAGTTAAGGGCAGCGTGCTTCTTTCCTTGGAGGCGGATGGGGCGACCATCCAACCCTTTGAGAACATCGGACTCTGCTCGTTTGTTGACTGCCTTGAGAAGTTGATCAAGGCCAGGAATAGCCTCAAGGAACTTCTTACGAATGTCCTTACCAAGAGCAGCGGCTTTCTTGTCGTCGAGGGACTTGTCTAGGGAAGCTCCGATCTTCTTATCCGATGCTCCGTAGATAAAGGCATAGGTCAGGGTCTTAACGTCCTTTCTGGAGCAGCCAACCCGATCAGCATTTTGTTGATGAATGTCTCCATTGACAACAACATCTGCGAAGGCACCTCCGTCATAAAAAGCAAGATAGTGGCCAAGCATACGCAGCTCAAGTCCAGAAGCATCAGCGCCAACCTGACGCATACCTACGCCAGGACCAAACAGTTCACGACACCGAGGATCAGAGGAAGTCTGACCAAGGTTAGGACGACTGTGGGCATTCCGTCCTGTGTTCGTGGCCAATTGGCACGTATGATGGATACGCCCTTCCCTGGTGACAGTCTTTAGCCAAGCATTAGCACCATCTGATAGTTGACCCAGAGCCTTTTGAAGTTCTAGGATTCGTCCAAATGTATTGGCCTCCTTTGTTCCGATGGATTGGAGGATGCCTTCATCAATCTTGGGTCGTCCGGTGTCGGTGAATACCTCAGGCTGCCAATTCCTCCAGGTCATGAAGGCCCAACCGATGTGGTCGCGGCTTGTGGGATTGAACTCCTTGAGTTTGGTGAAGGAAGCATCCTTGATGTACCCACGTGTTGCGTTGGGACGCTTAGGGGTCATCTGACCACCATCCACATACGGAAAGGCTGCCCTCATTTGATCAGCCAGTTGATCCATTTCTGTTCTGAGAACGGACTCTAACTGCTGTGCCTTGCGGACATCAAAGGGCCATCCAGAGGCTTCCTGCTTGGCCATAATGGCTGCCACATCATGCTCAAGTTGGATGGAATCTTCGAACTTGCTCAGCTTTGGTGAGAACAGCTCGAACAAAGTCATGCCAACATGAACATCCTGTTCGCAGTAGTCTTCCATTTCAATAGACCACTCCGACCAGTCAGTAGTCTTAGCAAACTGTCCCTTGTAATCACCAAGGCGGTAGCCCCAAGATTCAAGAGAGTGCCTACCGAAAAGCTTACTGGGCATTCCGATGGGCCTTTTACGAAAGTCCCTTGAAAGAATGTCCGGAAAGAACATCCTGCTCAGGATCAACGTGTCTAGGACCTTACCCCTTGGTTCAAAGAATGGATAGATTCCTTGAAGCACCGGAATATCGAATCCAGCAATGTTGTGACCAACAAGGAGATCGGCCTCTGCCAGGATGTTGACCCCAGTAGTTACGGACTCACGGCCTCCTGTGTCGTTGTAACGGAATACCTCACCAGTATCCAGATCCTTTGCCACGATACAATGTACGTGACTTAATCCTTGGCGTGGTAGTCCGTTTGTTTCAATGTCAAACAGAAGACGCATCACCACTGCTCACCTTCTTCTGCGTCCAATGCCCTTTGCGTGAGGACATCAGGCTTACCACACTCAGTACAGAAAAAGCCAGCAATATCCATCTCTGAATAGAAGAAGGAAGTAGAACCGCAGGAACAAAGATCATGTGTGTCCTTAGAAATCAGTGTAGTCATCGTTCGAGGATTTGGAGGACTTTGAATCAAAAGCAGTGGTAAGGTCTTCGGTCATGCGACCTGTCCCCTTATCAAACACAATAGCACCAGCAGGGCCGGTCTGTCCATTGAAACGATTCTTAAGAACTCGAATGTTGGCCATGTTGTCGCCAGCACTGAGGTTCCGTTCCAGGGCGACCACGATGTCAGATAGTTGCACAATGGAGTGGCTGCCCCTGAGGTGCCCCAGGCTGACCTGTGCGCCATCTTCATGGCCTTTGTCGTTCTGAGGTCGTTTGAGGTGGCTGATCAGGATCATACCAATGCCCGTCTCCTCCACAAAGGATCGGAGCTTGGTCATGGTGAGGTCGATCAGCTTCCTCTCATCGTGTGACTCGTTGCCAGACATGAGGATGGACAAGTGATCCAGGATGATCCAACCAACTTCCTTGGCGAGTGCCATGAACCGGCAGTCGGAAAGAATTGCATCAGGGTCCACAGAACCAAAACCATCTCGCAGGTATACCCTGCCAGTGCCCAAGGAGGCATCGAACGCAGTCTTGAGATCATCCGTAGGCAGTTCGTTGTTGAGGTGGAGAGGACGGTTGGCCTTGACAGACATGAGTCGCAAGGCGGTGCGTTGGAGGTTCTCCTCAAGAGCAATATATCCTACACTTTGGTTCTGGTCAACCAGCAGCTGGGCTACCTCGCCACAGAAGGTCGATTTCCCCACCCCTGATCCAGCCGTGACTGTGACCAGTTCGCCTCGTCGAAGACCACCAGTAACGGTATTGAGACAACTAAAGGGCCAATCAGCATCCCGACCATGGAGAGGGCGAGTGGCCAGATCGAATAGATCTCGACCATCGATGACTGTTTTGGGTGAGTAGGACTTCTTGTTCCACAGGGCCTGCCTGATGGCTTCCCCATCCTTTGCGATGAGGGCTTCGTTTGCGTCTTTGTATGGATGGGTCTTGGCTATGAACAGTCGATCATGTGGAAACAAGCTCGCGCAGTCTTGTGCTGCTTGAATACCAGCATCATCATTATCAAAGAGGAGGATGATCTCCTCAAAGCCCATGATCCACTTCAGTTGGTGTTGGAGGGCCTTCTTGGCTGCCTGTGCTCCATTGGGGAGGCTGACAACTGGCCAACTATTTCGAACCTGAAAGACACTCAGACAGTCGAACTCTCCTTCGGTGATTACAAGGGATTTGCCTTGCCCCCAAAGTTGCTGACCAAAGAGTGTATGGTCTTCGTTCTTGCCTACCCAACGAAAATCCTTCTCAACATCACGAGCTTTATACGCGAGGAGCTGTCCAGTTTGCGAGTAGTACGGGAACTGAACAACCTTTGAATCACGGTCAAGTCGAACATTGAATTTACGGCAGGTCTCTTCAAGAATGTTTCGTGTCCGAAGGGGAACAATTTCCCCAGAGAGTTCCATAATTGATCTGCGATGAGGCTTGTGAACATTGATGGAGTCTGAACCTGGGGCCCAGTGCCCGCAGGAGAAGCAATACGAATGGCCATCAGTGTAGAGGCTGTTCGCATCGCTACTCCCACAGGCTGGGCATGGTTCATGCCTTACGAATTCGGAGTCGGATTCTCGAACCATTCCAAGGGGATGTTGTAGGAAGGTGCCCACGGAAACCCATTCTTTTCTGCCCACATAGCGTAGGTAGTTTTGCTGGTTTTCGTGAGCGTATTTCGCGGCGCTTGGAACACCAGACGAATGTCTAGCTCCGGATGCTGCTGCTTGACGGCTAGCATCTTGCGTCGATCTTCCGGCTTGAAGTACCCCTTGGCTTCAAGAATTACCCCGTTGGGCAGTATGAAGTCAGGGGTGTATACAGCCGATAGGGTATAGTTGAGGTGAAGGCTTTCATACTCAAACTTGTACCCATTAAGCTCGAACCACCGGGCCAGCTTTTCCTCCAGTCGGGACCGGTACTTTGCCATCAGAACGGGAGTTCGTCGTCAGCATAGCCGGTAGGACCATCGCCTGGATCTTCGGAGGGTTCAAAACTAGGGCTATTAGACTTGAATCCAGCAACCTTACCAAAGAGAGTTGCCACTTCAGTTTCATCCAGCCCACCGCTATCAGAACCTCCAGAACTAACCAGCTTGATGATCTGTGCACCACGCACCTTAAAAGAGCAGCCAACCTTGGTGGCATAGACATAGGGACGAAGGTCAATGATGAGACGAACAGTTGTCCCCTTCCAGATCTGAGTTTCAAGATCGATGGGAATGCCATCACTGTCTACCCAGGGGAACATGGGATTGCTGCTGTCACCACCGTAGGAGTACTTGACTACACCCTCTT